GATACACAACAAAACTTTTGTCCAGCGATTGGTTTATCTTCTTCAAGTAAATCAACATATTTAGGATTATTAGTTCCATCTTTATTGAATCTAGGTTCGTAATTATTTTCTGACATTTATAAATATTATTAAATAAATCATTTTAAGTTTTTTAACAATATAATTATTTTTTTCTTTTTATTTATTATAATATGGTTGGCGTAGATTTAGGTGAATTAGTCAAGAGAGCTATTAAATATCTTGTCGAAGGTCTTATGGTAGCTATTGCCGCTTATGCAATCCCCAAGAAATCATTAAAAATGGATGAAGTTGCTTTGATTGCTCTTACTGCCGCAGCAACATTTAGTATCTTAGATACTTACTTGCCTAGTTTAGCAGTTCAAGCTAGATCTGGTGCTGGTTTTGGTATTGGTGCTAATCTTGTTGGATTTCCTAGACTTTAAATTATAGATTAAAATTTTTATTTAAAATAATTATTTATTTTACATATTTAAATAATTATTTAAAAACAATTGTATTTACCTGATTAACTAAATAATATTAAATAATAAATAAAAGTCATATATAAAAAATCCTATAATTACGGATCTTGTTATAAAAAAATATATATTTACTTTTTTATCATTATGCCAATCAATTATAATAAGAGTAATATAATAAAGTATAAATAAAAATTTATCAATGCGGTTGTTTCCATAAAATACGAATGCTGTTAAAAGTATAAATATAGAAGTTATTTCTATAAAGGTAGGTAATTTAAAATCAAAAAGTTTTAACATTTATATTATATTTTTATTATAATATAAATTATAATATAAATTATATTGTAGGTATAAATTCCCAATTTAACTCTTTGCATATTTGTTTCCATATCTCGTCTTGTTCAATGCGTTTTTCTCTATCTTTTAACATAGGAAAGTAAGGTAAAAATTCTGGTTTATTTAATAATTCACATAATTTATAAACAGTATAATAATAATTTAAAAAATTAACACGATCATCAGGACAATATTTTGCATATGGACCTTGAATTTCCATAAATAAATTACAAAGTGTTTCTTCTAACTCTTGTGACATTACAGGAGGTTTAATTCCTAATTTATCTTTAATAAAAGGTATATGTTCATAATATTTATTATGCCCTAGTTTTTTTAGAATTTCTTTTGCTTTTTTATTTGTAATTTGTGAAATATCTATTCGCTCTTTTTTAATTTGTGTAATAATATCTTCTAATACATTATCTGGAATTTGTGTTGTTTCTTTTGCTTGAAATTGAGCTAATATTTCTCTAAAATGATTAATTCTTTTGTATGCATAAAAGCAAACTTCTTTAGGAGGTTCTTTATAAGAAGGTTTTTCACCTTCAATTAGATATTCAACACTTTTTGAACAATTATTACAAACTAATCTACCTTCGTAATCTATTGGTATTAATTCACCTATATTACAATAACTACAAATATCATTAGAAACGATATAATTATCTATTTTAACAATTTCATTATTATTGTACATATATTGTTGTATATTTTTTTGCATTTCATTATTATTGTTTTCTGATTTTTTGTTGTTAATCTTAAAAAATTTATCTAATGATTTAGTGTTTGTTTCTCCTTCAGAAATTTTTTTTTTATTTTCAAAATAATTAAATATTATATTTGAATTTGTTAAATAATAATTTTTTTTCTTTTGCTTTAATGTTTTTATTTGACATGTTATTTTTTTTATTTTATCTTTAATATTTAACTTTTCATCTATAATTAAGGTTTTATTAAAAAGTTCTATTAATTGTTCCTTTTCTTTTTTTAATTTAGGTATTATTTCATTTTCATTTTTATTGAATTCTTCTAATTTAGAATCATGGGTTGAATCTAATGTAGATGCTGTATTATTTACAATTGGTAATTTTTTTATAGCCTTTGGTTTAAATGATGGCATTTTTGTATAATATTTTTATTGTTATTTTTTTATATATTTATAAAGCGGAGTAATTAAAATAAGTTAAAATAAAATATAAATTATATTTTTATTTTGCAAATGGAACCTAGAGGTATTAATAATACTGATATTAAAATAGACGATATAACATTGCAAAAAATGGTATTAATAATGAATGCTTTAAATTCAGGTTGGTCAGTTAAAAAAAAGAATGAAAGTTATATATTTCACAAAAATCATAAGGGTGAAAAAGAAATTTATTTAGATTCTTACCTTAATAACTTCTTAGAAGAAAATTTAGATATAGAAAAAATACTAGAATAGTTAAATTAAATTAATTTGTGTATAAGTTTTATAATTTTTTTTCTTTAGCAATATTATAAAATGGGAGGAGGACTTATGCAACTCGTAGCCTACGGTGCCCAAGATGTATATCTTACTGGTAACCCTCAAATTACTTTCTGGAAGGTCACTTATAGACGCCACACTAACTTTGCCATGGAAAGCATTGAACAAACATTCAATGGACAAGCTGATTTTGGCAGACGTGTAACTTGCACTGTTTCTAGAAATGGTGATTTAGCTTACAGAACTTATTTCCAGGTAACTTTACCTGAGATTAATCAAAACTTAAATCCTAAATTTGCAGATTCACAAAAACGTGGTGTTAACGAAGGTGTATATGCCCGTTGGCTTGATTTCCCTGGCGAGCAAATGATCGCCCAAGTTGAAGTTGAAATTGGTGGCCAACGCATTGATCGCCAATATGGTGACTGGATGCACATTTGGAATCAACTTACTCTTACATCCGAGCAACAACGTGGATACTACAAGATGGTTGGTAACACTACTCAATTAACTTATATCACAGACCCCACATTCGCCGATGTCGATGGTCCTTGTGATTCTAACGCTCCTCGCCAGGTTTGTGCCCCTCGCAATGCTTTACCTGAAACTACCCTTTACGTTCCTCTTCAATTCTGGTACTGCCGTAACCCCGGTTTGGCCTTACCTCTTATTGCTCTTCAATACCACGAAGTCAAGATTAATCTTGATCTCCGTACTGTTGATGAGTGCTTGTGGGCTGTTACCAACCTTCATTGTGAACAAGAAACTGGACCTCTTAAGGTTTCTCAAGCCTACAACCAATCACTTGTTGCTGCTTCACTCTATGTTGATTACGTTTTCCTTGATACCGATGAGCGCAGACGTATGGCCCAAAACCCTCATGAGTACTTGATTGAGCAATTGCAATTTACTGGTGATGAATCTGTTGGTTCTTCTTCCAATAAAATTAAGCTCAATTTCAACCACCCATGCAAAGAGTTAGTCTGGGTTGTACAACCTGATGCTAATGTAGACTATTGCTCATCATGGGAATGTGGACAAACACTCTACAAAGCTCTTGGTGCTCAGCCTTTCAACTACACTGATGCCGTAGATGCCTTGCCTAATGCTGTTCATGCTTTTGGTGGTCCTCAATCTGTTTCTAAAAATGAAAATGCTTTCATTACTGAAGAAGGACTTTTCAAAGATGCTGGTGCCGTTGACGTTGATACTGATAAATGGTGGAACACCGACAGTGCCGGTAATAACTCTACCAGCTACAGTTATAATGCTGTAAATCTTGGTTCTGATGACCAACAAAACTCTGGTGTTTCTGATGCCGGTACTTTTGTTCTTGCTGAGACTGCCCTTGACATGCACTGCTGGGGTGAGAATCCAGTTGTCACTGCTAAGCTCCAACTTAATGGCCAAGACCGCTTCTCTGAGCGTGAAGGTACTTACTTTGATCTTGTCCAGCCATATCAACACCACACTCGTGCCCCTGATACTGGTATTAATGTATACTCGTTTGCTTTACGCCCTGAAGAACACCAACCTTCTGGCTCTTGCAACTTCTCGCGTATTGACAATGCTACCCTCCAGCTCGTTCTTTCTAACGCTACTGTTGAAGGCACCAACACCGCCAAGGTTCGTGTCTATGCTACTAACTACAACGTCCTCCGTGTCATGAGTGGTATGGGTGGTCTTGCCTACTCTAACTAAGTACCTTAACTAAGTACTTTAAAAATAAATTAGCTAATAAGTAAATTGTTTTTATATTAGTAATAAAATTATTAATAATATAAATTAATTATTATATTTAATCAAATGATGGCGGGGGTCCATTCTTAAATTTTAATTTTAATTTAGATAAATTTTCTCTTGCCCAAAGATATGGAGGAAAATTAACACTATGTGCATATCCAATACCAGCAAATAAAGACGTTGGTATTGCAAAAATATAAAATAATTTAGAACGCGGTAGCATTTATACTATATATACATAATATTCTTAAATAAAAATTATAAATTATATAAATGCGATAAAAATTTTATAAAAATGTTCTAGTTATATAATAAATGTCAGTTGTAGATTATTCTGATGATGATTTAAAACAATTATTAACTGTAAGTAGTTTAGCAGAATTTTTATATTTGATGTATAATTTACATGAAAAATGTAAGGATACGCTTACGGAAGTTTCAAATTTGAAAAGTATAAATGAAATTAATATGTTTACAAGTGAAACAATTAAACAAATTAATGAAAATCAAACACTAATACAAAATTATATTAATAAATTACCTTCTGAAACCAATAAAAATTATGTATTACCACAGTTATTTAGTAAGTTATATGATAACGATAAATTATTTGCAACATTTTTAAAAAATTATGTTCAGTATACTCAAGCAATTAAAATGTTACATGAATCTTTAAAAACTTTAAATAGTAATACAAACTCGTGCGATGATGATTTAATGAAAATTATAGAGGCGCATGCAAATATTTGTGTTAAACAAATAGTTAAAATTCACGAATTAAAACTATTAATCGAACAAAAACCATCAGTAGAAGAAGTAAAATCAGATATTGTTAAACCTGCATCTGTAGCTACGCCTGTAGTTGAACCTGCATCTGTCGTTGAACCTGCATCTGTAGTTGAACCTAAACCTGTATCTACGCCTGTAGTTGAATCTAAACCTGTAGCTGAATCTGTAGTTGAACCTAAACCTGTAGCTGAATCTGTAGTTGAACCTAAACCTGTAGCTGAATCTGTAGTTGAACCTAAACCTGTATCTACGCCTGTAGTTGAACCTAAACCTGTATCTACGCCTGTAGTTGAACCTAAACCTGTAGCTACGCCTGTAGTTGAACCTAAACCTGTAGCTACGCCTGTAGTTGAGCCTAAACTTGTAGATACGTCTGTTGCTGAATCTGTAGTTGAAGATGTAAATATTATGAAATTACCAGTTAAATTAGATGAATTAACATCATCTGCATTAAATTTAAAAACAGAAGAAAATAAAGTTTTAATTCTCAATTCAGGAAGTAAAATTGGAGAGAATTTAGAAAAATTTTCAAAAACATATGATAAAATCGATGATCATAAAATTGCAATAATGGACTGTTTAAATCAACTTAAGAAATTTCAATCACAAGGATTACACGTAGATTCTGCAATTACACCATTAACTACCCAATTAACAGAACTCATTGATTTACAGACAAAACATATATCAAAATTGCAAAAATATAGTGATGATTTTAATAATTATTTATCTGATTTTGATAAACAAACATCACAATTAGTTTCAAGTCATAAAAAATAAATTATAAATTATTACATTATATAACTAATAATTTATAAGAATTTATTTCCTGCAATTTTAACAGCATGAGTTAGGAGAGATGGTATTTTTTCATTAAAACCTGAAATTTTTTCAATATTTTTTTGTATATCATTTATTTTTTCTGGATCAATTACTATTTTTTGCTCATTTGTTCCGTTGTATACATCATATAAACAAGAATGTGGATATTCTTTACCATTTATTTTTAAACATTTGCAAATATTTTGTTTAATATGATCAAAAATACTCATATTATAAGAATTTAAATCATGTACCATAGATTCTTTGCTATCGTCCAACATTCTACGCCAATGATAATCAATATTCATTATCATATGTTCACTCATCATTAAAATTCTAACATGTATATGCAATTTAATTAAATCGCGTATTTTTTCTATTCTATACAAGTCTTCTTTTTTCATTTCTTCAACTTTTGTTTTTTTATAATTTCCTATATTTTTTGGTTTGAATATATTTTCATCACAACATAAATCAATTTCTTCTTCGGTCCAATTAAAATCATTAATTAACATTTCTTTATAACGAATTGCATGCGCCATTACAATAGGAGAGCAGGTTATTTCATTAAAATAATATATAAATTGTTTTTTTGTTTCGTTACATAAATTTGTTATATAATTAAATAGTTCAATTTCAAATATTGCCTGAAATGTAGGTTTTTGTAATAGTCCAACGCATTCTTGTGGGGTATCAGGTGAATTTGCAATTGTCCAAATAACATATTTAATAATTTTATATAAAACATATTGTAAACGTTTCATTGCATAATTAAAAAATCCATCCATATCAAGTTGACGCTGTATTGTATATATCATAACACAATGTGCAGAATCTTTTGGATTATCAATATTAATATTTGGATCAAAAGTAATACCATGTATAATGTCTTCAATAGATGGTGTTATTTCTATACTACATAGACGTATTTTTAATTCATATATAGTTCTAGATAAAAGAGCGTGTGAAACTAAATCTCTCTTTAAAGAATGATCA